CATCATCAACGGTGGCCCCACTGATGAAAATCTCGTCTGCCGCTGAGTCAATTTGGAACAAGGACCCAAAACCCTGTCCTGACTGGTTGGGCACAATGACCGCTGTCAACAAGTCTGGTGCTAGTTCATTGTGTATGTAAGCGGCCAATTCTGTAAAATAAAAAGCGTCTCCAAAATCCCAGTTGTCCAGTGCGAAGAATTCGTTTATCGCGGCGATCACTCTGGTCTTGATCACTGCGTCTGACACATTGGTCTTTGGATTTTTTACAACCTTGAAAGTTGCCTGTAGTTGTTCGTCTGCATTTGAACCAAACAAAATTTTGTATTTTACTGGATGGTAAATGATTTGATCAGATAAAGATTTCAATGGATTGAGTGTGCCTGAGTAGTTGATTCTCAACTGGTCTGCTGTTGCTACAATTGGTTTCGATCCGCCTTCCTGTAACCATATCCTGAACAGGTTATCATAGGTCCTCTCCAATAGGTACACATCAACAATGTTAGACACGCTGGGATCTATCCTGGTTTCCTGCCCGGCATGGTGTTTGTATTGGAAGTTAATTGAACTCCTGCCCTTCCTTGCTGTGTAGTCCGTTGTCGTGGTCAAAGTATTAGTTGTAGAACTGTACTTCTTGATCACGTCCTCGGCGCTGTCATAGAAGTAAAATAATTGCTCGTCTGTATAAGTCGACGTGTTTAAATTTATGTCTGTTTCCTTTTCAGCAACAATGAAGTTGGTTGATGCGTATGGTCTGAATCTTTCAATTGCGTCATATGATGTGTACTTCTCAAAGAAAACGAATTTTGTGGATTCTGAAAGTGTTGGTTCAACGTATATGTCAAACAGTTCAGGATTGTCCACAACACCGTCATCGTCCGCATCAAAGAAACCAACCTTAACTTTCCTGTTGTCCTGGAAACCATCTGCTTCTGTTACTACATCAACAACTTGCCAAGTAATAGGATATCCAACACTGTTTCCTGTCGACACAATGCTGTTTGTTTTCAATATTTTTACTGTGTCCTTGACACTTTTCCCTGTTGTGTAATCGTAAATTTTTTCTTCCACGTCGTAATGGAATTTATTCTGTGACTCTGATTCGAACAGATAATCTAATTTTCTGTACTGTACTGTGTAAGTGTTTCCGTCGTTTGTAAATCTGAACCACCAACTTGTGTCTGCATTTGTGCCTGTAACCGAGCCTTTGTTGGCCAGACTGAAGACAGCACTAGTGCTTAGATTTGTTGACGTGATAACTTTCCAAGTTTCTGAGTCAACATCGTATCTTAGGCCAAACTCCTCGTATGCTTCAATCCTGTCTATAAGATCTGCTTCTAGTGTTGCAGAAAATGATGTGGTCAAATTTGGTATGATTGCATTCACCACTGCACCAGCAGGTACTATGCTGTTTAGTGTTACTGGGCCTTCTCCCGATTCGAGATTTCCTGCTCCTTCATTTGCTCCATCAAGCACCACTGCACCAATTTTAGCCCATGCTCTGTCTTCGGCATTGTCTGTGGTTGATGTCACCAATGTACCATTCAAGAATTTCCTTGTGTCTGGAGAAGTGAATTTAACCAAAGCACCTGGTTTTGCGAACTTTAGGTTTGATGTTGCCGAATCTCCGATTACCAATGCACCACCTGAAGTGAAATAACCTGTGTTGGTATTAGTTGACGTAGTTGTTGAATTCCACGTTGCCGAAAGTGTGCTGGCATCTTTCGTGCCATACTTCAGATAGTAGAACTGCCTAGCATATGCTTCTTTTAATTTTGCTTCAACTGATGTGTCTATCGTCGACTGTATGTCGCTCCTGTTGTTGAATGTGAAAGTGAACTGCTGTACACTTTCTTCCCTGTATAATATTCCGTCCTCTGCGAACACGTTAACATTGGAGTACGCACCTGTCGGATCGAGGATCTCTTTTGCCCTTGATATGCCAGATGCTGACCTGTTCACTGATCTCACTTTCACTATCTCCTGTGATGCACTCAAAGGCACAACCTGGTAGTCCTCTGCTGTTATCATCCTGTTCTGGCTGTAGTAAACCTGTGCGGCTTTTTCTTTTATGGAATCGTTTGACTCTGTTGCGGCTGAATTGTAAACACTGGCTTTTAGGCTAACGCTCATGCTCAATGACTGCTGTGCACCGTTGGCATCCGTGTAAGGCACAGTCAACTGTACGTTCTGCAGGTCTGACGACTGTATGGCATACTTGGCATTGTCGCTGACCCTATAGTATGACCTAAAACTTCCAGAAGGAATGTTTGAGAAGTTACCATCTCCAAACACAAGGTCAATCGCGTCGTCGTTCTTGGTCACCACGTTGTAGGTGTTTCTCTCTGTCTTTGACAATGAGTTGTATATCGCATTGTTACCTGACAACGAAGGTACTTTCGTCCATGATTCTAATAACTGTCCAAGTTGGTCTAACTTGTATAGCCACACGTCAGTGTCGTTGATGTTGGCTGTGTCCAAAGATTTGACATAGTTTGTCACTGCCGTGTCCACTGTGAAATCTGCCTGCTGTAAATTGCCCTGTTTGAACAGGAAGAAGAATCCTGTGTTGTTCGAACTGTCTCCAGACCCATCTGTCCTGTAAGTGTATGTAAGACCAGTTCCTGGTACTGGTGCTGATTCGTATATGCTGTCTGAATCTGTTGTGGTGCTTGGCACTATCTCGAATGATCTCGATACGCCTCCCACTGACTTCTGGAATTTGAATATGGGTAGATCCAATTGGTTTGAACTTAAAGTGTAAACTTCTGTTGTAATTCCACCTATGGATCCTGACTCTCTTGGATTGCCAAAAAGTTGTCCCGTCTGGTTGGCCGCATTCAGTATCGCTGTGAATTGTTCTCTGTAATTGGTATTGGCTGAATCATTCCATATTATATTTGAATTTGCAAGATTTGTCCCTGTGCTGTCCTGCACATCCTGTGTTGTGGATATTGAATCTATCTTCAACAACCCTGATGCTGGTTTATTTCTTTTGGCGTTGTAGTTAATCAATCTTGCTAATCTTAGAACACTGTTCCTTCTCTCCGCTGTCTCCAGGAAGTTCTCCCTAGCGTTCAAGTCAACCCTAAAAGAAAGTGCTTGTGAAATGTAGGCTATTAGATCTATAAGTGCCACATACTCAGAACTCTCAACGAAATCATTAAAATCATCTGGGTAGTTCTCTTGCAGATACGCAACCATGGTCCTTCGAAGTGTCTCGAAGTCGTAAGATCTGAAATCAGCCTGTTGGAAAGCCTGGTAGATTTTTCTCCAATCTTCCGCTACTAATAATCTGTTCTGTCTATCTGTTGTGGCCATTGTAATTACAATGGTATTTATGTGTTACGAAATGTGCGTATATTAAGATAGGCGTAACAACGAATTCTCATCGAAGTTGAATCTCAGTTTCTCTGTGATGTTCAGTGGAACATAGGTTATAGTGGCCTGTATGGCGATTCCCTTGTCCGCTTCTGTTACCAGTATCTCCTCTGTGGATATACGTGGATCTGCGTTGAGATTGGCTGTGATGTCCTCAATTATGGCGTCCTTTAGTGCTTCGGTGAACGGTTCAAATATGGCATCGTATATGATCGTGCCGAACTCTGGGTTCTCCACCCTCTCGCCCTTACGCACACTCAATCTGTTTATGAGGTCCTGCTTGGCAACCTCGAAGTCGTAAAGTTTAAAGTTCTGCTTGTCCGCACGTGAACTGAAACCCTTGAAGGTCACTGATTTGTTTGAAAGTCCGTTACCTGAATCTCCGTATGCCATCTAATTCAATCTCCTGAATTCTACATCAGTTTTACCGTAGTCAACTGCATAGAATCCTGTGTCTGTCATTGTTCTCGCCCATGGAACTTCCTGAGCCATTACACCCTCATATGTTCCTGCTGACTGCTTGTATTTAAACGAATATATGTTTATGCCCGAAGGCGACTTGCCAACTAATTTGATATCTTCCTTCAGTCTCCTATCGCTAAACTTGAATCCACTGAAAAAGTTTTTTACTGCGCCACCTATGTTTCCTATCTTATCAGTCAAGTTTCCGCCCACGTTCTCCAGGAAGGTCTGACCGCCCCTCGCGGCGTCCCTGGCGTTGAAAAGTCCTGCCTTGCTGGCCAGACTCTTGATCTGGTTCATGCCCACTATCTGACCACCCACCACACTCGTGTAGGTCTGGCTTATGCTGTTGAGATTGGCTATGGTTGCATCAATGTTACCCGCTGACAGGTTCTTGGTAAGACCCTGCACAGAATTAAGACTGCTGTTCAGCAGGTCTATGTTGCCGGTAATACCTGAAACTGTGTTGCTACCCAGAGTGAACAGTTCTCCCGCACTGTTGACGAACACGTTGTCCTTGAACAGGTCCTTGCTCTTGCCCGTGAAAGAGTCCACCACCTGTGATGTAAGGTTGCTGGTAAGGTCCTTGAGAGGCGAATTGAAATCTATTCCCTTGAACTTCTCTGAAATGCTGTCCTTTATGTCGAACGGCAGATTTATCTTTTCCGTTATGCCGTATATCTCATTGTATTTGGTTCCAAATTCTGTCAACAACTGTTTGGCCTTGGTGGCGTTGGTGCTTTCTCCCATCTTCTGCTTGACCCATTGCAGTGCATCTGCCTGGTACTGGGCGTCACGTATGGCACCGTTCTCACTCAATCTGTTCCTGTTGTTCACATACTCAGGAGTGCCTGGCGTGTTGGCGAGCCTGCTCCACTGTTTCTTGTCGTCGGCGTCCACGGGTATGATCCCGTCACTGTCTATCACGTTGGCCCTGAACATGGGCTCGTGTGTCACAAATCTGTGTACCGTTGTCTTGGTCTTCCTGGTGAATTCCTTTAATGGCTTGACGCCTTTGTGTGCCAACTCCACATCACCTTCTTCACGAAGTTGCATTCCAACCTTCTCCTGGGTCAGCCATGATGGCCCCCATTTTTCACTAGGGCCCATGGAGTTTAAATGTATCTCGCCGCCAGTGCGTCCTCTACCAGACGCCGCCAGGTGTATATTGCCTCCCCTGGCTCCATGCAACTGACTACCTTTGGTATCTGAACTTATCCCGTCCCTGGCAAAGGTTCTCACGGACCCGGCCTGTGAACTGTTGAATATTCCTTTTTGACCCGTTGTAAATATGACATCTGCACTCTGTATCATCTCTTTGGCCGAGCTCATCCTTATCTGACCATTGGCGTGCATGTTGATGTTTGAATCTGAGTGAAGGTTAAAATCTCCTTCTGTCCTCAAATTTATCCCTCCAACACCTGAATACACATCGATCCTGCCGTTCTTCTGCAATTCAATGTAGGCGTTACCTGACCCGTTTGCTATGTACACCACACCCTCTGTGTCATGCATCAGCAACTGGTGTCCTGATGATGTCCTCAATCTTGTAAGTTGGTTGGTGCCGTCCGCGGCACCGTCGTCCATGACGAAAGTGTGTCCGGTCTTCCTTGTTACATAATCTCTGCCTTCCGTGTCCTTCGTTCCCACTTTAACCGGTGTGGTCGAAGTGTCCTTCCTACCCGGAGTGCTTATACCAAAAACCTGGCTAGGTGTTTCCCTACGTGCCGAACTTGAAGTGTTACCCCTGATGTCATCCGCACTCAATCCTTGTTTGAGTAATGTTTCAGCGAATGGGTGTATGGGCCTTCTGAGTGTGTTAAATTGTTCTGGCTTTAAACCTTTGACAGTCCTGTTGACTTCTCCAGATGGCACATTTGTTGTACCATACTTTGACTGTTTGTCGTCTTGGAATCCTGCGTCCGCTCCCTCGAAGGTGCCGTCCAAGGCATCGTGGGTCAGTTCGCTTGATGCTATGCCTGGTGTCATCTGATTGGTCATGGGCTCTGGCACACAACCTATCCAGAATGCCTGATCCATCTTGCCTTCGGCGAATATAACCAACACCCTGGTGCCTATGTCCGGTGGCACCGCCCAGAAGCCATAACTGTGTTGGCTGTCCTTGTAGTCAGTCGAACCCGGTATGCTGTGTCTCGCATCCTTGGCTCCATAGAAAGGAGACAGGTATTCACATGTGACCAAGTTGCCGCTGATTGGATCATTTGTTTTACTGAGGCTGGGTATGTTGACCTGCAGTCTTCCCATCCTTAGTGCGTCAACGTTGTTCTTTACAACGCCTATGTATGGTCCGGCCTTCTCGCCCGACCAAGAGGTGTCATTGCCCGGTGCAACGGAATTTGATGCGTGTCCCTTTAAGTAATTACTACCTGCCATTATGCCGTCCCGTCATCTTCTCTGATGTTCCAAATATTTTCATTTATACGATCTAGTGCCATTGGATTTTTTACACTAGTTACCACACCATTTTTCGTGGTGATTTTTTGATTGGTGGTTTTGGTAACTTTGCTGTCCTGGTTGTTGAACCTCACCATGGTTAAATTCTGTGTGAACTGACCGTCAGTGAAATTGTGTCGCACCTGTGTGACCTGATAGAGGCCAGAGAACACTGCCTGTTGTGCCGATGACATCTCGTACACACCGGTCTTGTCGTCGAAGTCCTGTGGCACCTTGAACGTGAGATTGGTTATTGGCTTGGCCACGTCGTAGTTGAAACATTTAAGATCGGGATTCCATACGTTGTCCTTCACACCTCCCCTAAAGAATCTTATGTTGTTGTCCTGGGAACTGCCGTTGGAGTTCACTGGTGTGGCCGGAATGAACTGGCTCTGTCCCAGCCATGCGGGATCACCCAGTATCGTCATGTTCACAACCACCATGTCCGCCAGCGGATTGGTTATGGCATCGAAGAACTGATCTATCCTGGCGTTCGCCTTGCCCGTCCTGTTGCTGGGGGAGGTCTTGTGTTGAGATGCTTCACTCTTGAGGGGGAGGAGATTCAAATGGGCTGGCATATCATCTGGCCTCTTCCTGTTGGTTGGTGTGTTTGAATCCTCTGTTACTGTCTCGTTGGTCTGTGAGAATGTCCTGCTGTCGCTGGCCTCCAGGTCCTTCAGTCTGGACTGGAAGTAGGCCACCTTGTAATTTATGTTGAGATCCTGTATGTCCAAGTTGTCTCCGGTGAATATGTAGTTGTAGGCCTTGGCCACGTACCCTTGGTAGTTCTTGTCTTGGTGTATGCCCGCCGTTGCCAGGTTGTAGGCACTGACGTAGAACGGTTCCACCACGATCTTTATGATCTTGGCGTTGGTCTGACGTATCTCGTCGAAGTCTTCCGTGGGTTCGATGGCTGTACGTATCCTGAAATACTTGAAGTATGTTGATAGGGCACCATTTGGATCAAATGTTGTTGACCCCGGTGTGCTTACTGCCTTGCTCCACTCGTCAAAACTCTTGGCGCCGAAATCCGGATGGGTCTTCATGAGATTCTCCAACAGTTTAGGAATGTGCACCGATGAGCTGAATTTTATGAACTCCATCGTGAACTCCTCCTCCCCTGCCACCTGGTTGACAGTTTTCTGTGTCATTCCTGCCTGGCTGAGTAGTTCATACGGAAGTTGTGCTCCAGGATTGAGCTCCTCGCTGATTGATATGTCGTACCTGTCTGGGAATTGGTTGTATCCTTTCGCCTGTTCATCCCTGTTCTGCTCATCCAATATGTCTTGTAAATTTTTCACAGCATCTTTGAATGTTTTTTCGGTTGATCTAAGGCTACCGCTGGTCCTCGGATACATGTATTGGTCGGTAAGGGCGAATTGGTCGTAGGGTATGGCCTTGATGTTGTAGTAGGATCCTCCCTGGTTAACGTCTATGTCCATGGTGATCAGTTTGATGGGTATGACCCTCTTTATGAAATCTGTTTTCTCTTTGATTTCCCTACCGTGTTCATCGAAGCCCTTGAACTCAATTGTGAGCATGTAGGGTGCATCCAGGTGATCCAGGAAGCCGTTGTTGAATGCGGCCGCCCTCACTTTCTCCAACAGCGTCAGTCCCGACGGTTCCACCAACTCCATCATGATGTTGGTCACACCGGTCAGACGCCTCTTGTCGTTCAGTGCCGGTATGGAGTCCATCTCGACATTCTTGAAGTAGAGGTCGTTATCCTTTTTGAATTCCCTCGATGCCTTACCTAGTGCGGCTCCATAGCCTAATTTGTCAATTGTCTTGTTTGTCTCGTTGTTTGGATCTCTACGACTCTCTCTATTGTTTGCAGATGCCGCCCTGTGGCTCGAGAAGTTGGCGTCTCCTATGCCACCACTCCTTGCTATGATGTCGTGTGGTGCACTGTTGAAGAACTGCTTGGGATTACGTATCTCCGTGCGGCTCAACGCAGACAGCGTGAATATGGTGTTGTAAGATGCGAACTTGTGCAACACGTTGGGATCCGGTTGTAACGGAAGTTTTTTGATGCTGGCCTTCCTGGCGTGGTACGCTGATTCATCGAAGTTCCTGTATTTGTCGGCTCTAGTTGCCATTCGTTATATCCCCAGGTCTTTGAGCAGGTTCTCTTTCTTTGGCAGTTGAACCGTAACTCCTGGTTTGAAGTCGTAAATGGGATCCTCTATCTGGTCTGGGTTACGCTGTGCGAACACCCACCAAAGCCTCGGTGAGCCATAAAGGTCATAGGCCAACAGGTCTGGTCTGTAGGCGTATGTTCTCTCTATGGTGTAACTCTGGTCATCGTCTTCCGCCGTCAGCGTCCTTGGATTCAAGATGTCCAGGTAGTCTGCTACCTCGCTGGTTTCAAAATACGGTGATGTGTTTGAGTACTTGGCCATTAGATGAATCCTACCTCGTTGCTACCCTTGCCGTTCAACTCTCCACGAACGAATTTCTTCATTGAGAAGTTCTTAATTGAATCTCTGCTGTAGATTGGTGTCACCAGCACTGATATGTTTGACAGTGTTGGTGCCCAGGTCTGCGATGCGCCTTCGGCCGTTGTCACATCAAACCCTGCATCCGGTCCATTTGATTCCCTGTAAGGTGAATTCGATTGTTTGGTAGAGATGTAGTCAATGCCTGGCCTCAGTTCCACGTTGAATGTGTTTATGACCACAGGCACTTTGTTGAACATGTGATCTCCATAACCAAACAAATGCATGATCGGTGGTGGATTGCCTTTGAGTCCATCTATGCCATCTTCCTTACCAAAGAACATCTTGGTCGCTGTCCTTAGGAAGTTGACCGTGGCCACCCAATGCTTGGCGTCGTCACTGTTCTGTACAGGAAATTCGCCAATGATGTTCAATGAATCCACCTGTGAATTTTGGTATGCCTGGTGTGGGTAATTGCTGTGCACCTGATCCATGGCGTTGTAGTTTGCTGAATGCTGTATCACAACCGCTGGTGTCAATGGCCAGAACATTCCCTGCGATGCGGCCAAAGGTTGCATTATGGGATTGTTGTTGAAATCAAAAAATTTCGTTAATGGTCCATCTGGAACCTGTAGTCTCACACGCCAGTCTGTTTTGTCATTACGTCCAGACCATTTGGCCCTTGCCTGCACTATCCTAGAGTCCGTGGAAATGCCGGCACCCGTGAGCCTGCCCAGGGTACGGTTGAATATACCAGATCCCACGTTCTTGACTATTTTTCCTATTTCTCCAAATGCCATATCTTAATGGTTGCTTTCCTTTGTAAAATTTCGTATACTTTAACTATATTTATAGGCATTATTCTAGGCACACTTAATTCGCCATACGGCACGATTCAACAGACCTGTTTGTGGTCACTTACATTAATATAAAGAGACAGAATTATGAAGAGAGTAAAGTACCTAAACAACAGAGATCTGCTACTACAGATACATGCCAGCAAGAACACATACTGTTCATACGTCACACCCGAGGACGCACAGTATGACCTAATTGTACCCAACCTAAAGAAAGTCAATGCTACGGCTGTATCACAGGCACGTAAGGCCAAGGCCAAGAGACTCACACAGGAAGCATGGGAAGAGGCCAAAGCGGCAGGACTCAAGAAGATAAAATTAGTGGACTACACAGTGAGTCCGAGAAAAATAGAGAAGACTGATCTGATTTTTAGGGTCATGATGTTCGATCACATACCCATGGACGACCAAAGAAAGAAGAATCCAAAGACCACAGCGGATCATCACAGCAAGGTAAACTTCCCTCCTTTCCAACACTACAGGTTCGACAAAAAAGACAAACTGGTCTGTGTGGGAAAGTCGCACTGGGTGGGTGGAATGAGCAACGGACACTTCTCAGTGGACCATGGAAAGATGACCAACCAACTGGCCATGATGTACATGAAGTTGTGTGAAAGATATGGAACGAGGGCCAACTGGAGAGGATACACCTACAATGACGAGATGCAATCACAGGCGTTGATGCAATTGAGTCAGATAGGACTACAGTTTGACGAATCAAAGTCCGACAACCCATTCGCATACTACACGGCCGCAATCACAAACAGTTTCACGAGGATACTGAACATTGAGAAAAAGAACCAAGCGATCAGGGACGACCTGTTGGAGTTCAACGGCATGATGCCCAGTTTCACGAGACAGAATGAGAATGAGACCGCAGGACCGTCATACCAGAAGAGAATGAAGACCGCACACGGTGATGTGCATGAGGTCAACAAGACCACCTTAAAGAAGTTAAACAAGACTTTAAAGAAAAAAGGCAAACTGGACTCTGATGATTTTGACGACGTGCAATTCAAAAACAAGATAGACATGACCAATCATAAACCCGTAGTCAAGAAGAAATGGTAAAAATATGTTTTTCAAAAAGGTAGCCTGTTTCACGGACATACACTTCGGACTCAAAGGCAACAGTCGTATACACAACGATGACTGTGAGGAGTTCGTCAAGTGGTTCATAGCACAGGCAAAGGCAGAAGGTTGTGAGACTTGCATATTCCTTGGCGACTGGCACCATCACAGATCAGCAACAAACGTTTCCACGATGAACTACACAGTTTCCAACATGGAGAGACTGGGTGCGGCATTCGAGAAAGTGTACGTGATAATGGGCAATCATGACCTGTACTACAGAGACAAGAGAGAAATCAATTCCATGGAGTACATCAGGAACATTCCAAACATACACATTGTCAACGAATGGCTAGTGGAGGATGATGTTGCCATACTTCCATGGATCGTGGAAGACGAATGGAAGAAGATCGAAAAGATGAAACAGAAATACGTGTTCGGACACTTCGAACTGCCCTACTTCAAGATGAACGCCATGGTAGAGATGCCTGACGTGGGCGGAATACAAACTGATCACTTCGCAGGATGTGGCAAGGTGTTCTCAGGACACTTCCACAAGAGGCAGTACATGAAGAATGTTACATACATGGGCAACGCCTTCCCACACAACTACGCAGATGCCTGGGATGACGACAGGGGCATGATGATACTGGAATACGGAGGGGAACCTAAGTTCGTCAACTGGCCAGACATGCCAAGGTACATCACGATAAAAGTTTCAGAACTATTGGAAGATCCAGACAAGTATCTCAAACCAAAGATGTATGTGAGGGTCACACTTGATATAAAAATTTCATACGAGGAAGCAAACTTCGTGAGGGAAACATTCATAGACAAGTATCAACTGAGGGAACTACAACTGATCCCGGAACAGGTGGACAACGCACAGCAACCATTGGTGGAAGTGCAGAAGTTTGACAGCGTGGATCAGATCGTAATCAAACAGTTACAGGGTGTGGACTCAGAAGTCTATGACAAAAACGTACTAACAGCAATTTACAACGACCTGGATGTTACAAGTTAGCAATATAAAAATAAAACTGATGGACAATGCACTGGCAAGGAAATGGCTGGAACTTTATCAGAGCCTCGATATCGCTCCAGATCAAATAATACACAACACCGGGATCAGCGACGGCGACTTTGCCAACAAAATAAAAGAAGCAAATAGACTATTTGGTTTTGATTGGCCCACCAATCCAAGCACTCAAGCAGATTACAACATGATGCACAAGGACATAGAAACTGCACCAAAAGACAAGGCTGACCTTTTGCAAAGTATACACAACGACCTGCACGTCAAGGAATCCCATGGCAGTGAAGCAAGTCACATCCAAATTGTGTGGTCCGAGAGCCTTGGACAGTTTTATAAAAAGAAGCCAATATCGATCGATATGCCAGACGACGCAGAATCCTTCAAAAAGTCAATCAACCATGGCGACGTGTATCTAGGATATCCACATGTTGGAAAATCACCGGAAGTGTGCATGTTGCAGAATGACATCAGTGACTTGCCGCAGACCTGCAGGATACACAATAAAATTGTTTGTGACGTTTTGATAAGCCTTAGCAATCAAACCTGTAACACCGATGATGACCTTCTTTCGTGGTATGAAGAAAATAAAATCACTATGTTTACCAAGGAAGAGATGTTAAAATATAATGGCTGGGCCAAAATTGGAGAAGTTGTAAACAAAGACGATTTGCAAAGCATAGATAAGGAAAATTTAAAAATAAGTTATGCCAACGATTAGTAAAAAGAAATTGATAAAAGTTTTGAAAGGTGACTTCGAGGAACCTGTAACTAAACAATCACTTTTGGACCAACTTGCAAAACCTGTAACACAGGAGGAGTGGTTGAAAGGATATAAGAGATGGGTTGAACAACACACACTTTCAACTCCTCCGGAAGTTTATGAGGCAATAGAGAACGTAGGCAAAAAGAAACGTAGGAAAAAGAATGTTAACGATTAAGGAAATAACAGTCAAGAACTTCATGAGTGTGGGCAACCAGGCCCAAGCCATAGACTTCTCCAATAAAAGCCTAGTGCTTGTTATCGGTGAGAACATGGACCTAGGTGGTGATGACGCGGGTGCCAGGAACGGTACCGGTAAGACTACTATCATCAATGCATTGAGTTATGTGTTTTTTGGCGAAGCACTAACAAACATTAGAAGAGACAACCTTGTAAACAAGACCAACGAGAAAGGCATGTTGGTCAGTGTTAAGTTTGTGAAAAACGGAATAACCTACACAATCGAGAGAGGACGTAAACCGCAGATATTTAGATTCTATGCCAATGACATAGAACAAAAAACAGAGAGCAACGAAGCACAAGGTGAAAACAGAGAAACACAAGTGGAAATAAACAAACTGATGGGTATGACCCATTCCATGTTCAAGAACATAATTGCACTTAACACGTACACACAACCGTTCCTTTCCACCAAACAGGCAGAACAGAGAGAAATAATAGAACAACTGCTGGGTATAACACTACTCTCACAGAAAGCAGACCTGTTGAAAGAAAAACAAAAGGCAACAAAACAAATGCTCACGGAAGAGAAGATGCGTATAGACGCTAAAGTTGCCTCGAATGAAAAGATACAGGAGTCGATAGAAAGTTTGAAAATAAGATCAAACGCTTGGGTAAGTCAGAAAGATGAAGACATAAAAAGTTTCAAAGAAGCGATTGCAGAACTGGAAAAAGTGGACAGTGAAATCGAGATAGAGAAACACAAGAAACTACAGAAGAGGAATGAACTACAGACCATGCTGAGGAGCCTCGAGAAGGAGAAAGCGTATCATGAGGATTCCCTGACAAAAGCGGAAAGCACTGTGACAAAGACAAATACAGATCTCGAATACGCGGAACAACAGAAATGTCCAACGTGCGAACAGGAACTGCACGACGACAAGCACACGCACCTCGTGGACAGACTCAAAGTGCAACTGACAGAATCCACTGACTACGTGACGAAACTGAAATCAGATCTTGCGAAAATACAAGAAGGCATAGATGAGGTGGGAGATCTCGGACAGGTACCTGAGACGTATTATGACACCATAGACGAGGCGTACAATCACAAGGGCTCGTTACAGGACCTAAAGAGACAGTTGGAACAGACAGAGAAAAAAGAAG